GAGGTTGCGTTCTGGCCTATGCAGGGCGAGCGTGACCCGGCTCTGGGTTATTTGCAGTCTTTATATGATGGGGATGCGGTATCCCTGGTTGTGGCTGATTCCACACCGAACGGTCCGAATGGCTGGTTCTATAGGACATGGGTTCAGGACAATGAATGGGCCAAGATATTCGCCGCCTGGTTTGAATTTGAGGACTCCGTAGTACCGTTTGCGAACGATGATATGAAGCAGGACTTCATTGATACGATGACCGAGGACGAGAAGCAGGAGATGGAACGGTTTGATGTTAACTATGAGCAGCTGCATTGGCGTCGTCGTGTCCTCCAGGACAAGTGCAACGGTGATTTAAGTAAGTTCCGGCAGGAGTATCCTTCGGATCCTGATGAATGTTTCCTTATGTCATCTCGCCCTAGGTTTCATATGGCCAATGTTGAGTCTATGCACAGAGCGTGTAGCGGTCAGAAATGCCGTATTGGAAATTTAGCTGTTCAGGGTGACAGCAAAAACGCTTCATTTACGCCCGATAGGGCTGGTATGTGGAAGATTTATGATGAGCCTGAGTATGATTCCAAGTATTTAATATCTGCGGATACATGCACTGGCGAGGACCAGCAGACCCAGGGCTTGGCCGCCGATCCGGATTACCATTCTGTACAGGTCTGGAGAGCTCCTTTTGAGGATTGGCATGGCAATTGGCATGTTCCCCGATTGGTTGCATTGCACCATTCGCGCGTAGATATTGGCATATTAGCGCATGAGGTCGAAGCGGCTGCTAGATTTTATGGAAATGCGTTCGTAATCCCTGAAGTTAACAATTCTGGGCTGGCCTTATTAAAGTATCTACTGGAGATGGGCTTATCTGTTTATAGGAGGCGTAAATATAACGATTCTATGGGCATGGTTGAGAAGAGTTTTGGGTGGTCTACGGATAAAATTACACGAAAGACTGTTATAGACCATCTGGCTTCGGAAATTATCGAGGAAAATGTGGATATTCCTGATGCGGATGTATTAAAAGAGTTCAAGACCTTCGTCATCAATGATCGGGGTAAGCCTGAGGCTGCTCCGGGTCATCATGATGATCATGTCCTGGCCGCGGCCATCGCCCTGTATAACATTGACAGTGCAACGACATTCAAGACCCCGAAAAAGAAAAAGATAAGCAATCGGATGTTACGCAAAAATCCATCCATGATGTGCCCCGACGGGTTCATGCGGGCTCCTTTAGGATCGATTAAGAAGAATTACAAGCGGTTGATGCCTTAAATTAGGGGATATACATTTTTCCTATGGCATTAACTCAGAGTCAAAAAAACATAGCCGCTGCTAAAAAGTATTTATTTGAGCCGGAGGATGATGATAACTGGTTTACTCGAGGCATGAAAGGTGGTGGGCAGTTTTTATTTGGAGCTCCAATGGAAGTCGGCGGTATGATTAACGATGCTGTTAGGGGTGATTTAATGGGAGACCCTAACTACGATCGAGACTGGACCGGGGGCGATGCTATGGACGCTGCTCTGACTGCTGCTGAACTAATACCAGCTTTTAAAGCCGCAAAAAAAGGTAAAGAGGGATTTGATGCTGCGGTTAACTTAGGTAAGGAGTTTTTAACGCCAAAAAATTACATCAAACCTGGTTTGCAAGTAGGAGTAGGAGCTACCGCTCTCGGAGCGGGGATGGATGCACTAGATTTTCGCGAAGCTCCAAGCTCGAACGACGCTGGCTTTCCAGTACAACCTACAGGCCAAAGGTCTTTAGATGATCTTTTAGCGGATCCCGAATATCAGCAAAATGTAGAAGCACGAGAGCCCGCGCCCCAAGGTAACAGCCCAGGAGTAAACTCTTTTAGGGCTGCAGATGCGATGGGTGGTTTCAGCGGAAAGCGTTCACATAACGAGCTTATTAAAGAGGGTATTCAGAGGGATCAGTTAAACAGATCCAGAAGAGATATGAAGCGGGAGGATAGCCGTGACAATCGTAAAGCAAAGCAAGAAGCTCGAACCCGTGAGATAATGGAGGGTAGAGAAGCTGACATGCGAGAAGCTTGGAATAAGAGCCCTCACGGAGCCCTTGCCACTGGTAAATCGTTTGATGAGCTTGACGCTGATACGCAGGCTCAAATGCGGGAGCGTTATATAAAAAGTAAAACCGCGGGTGCTTATAACAGTGCGGATGATGCCAGGGAAAAGCGTAGAAACAAAACTTTGCAGGAGATTGCCGCCTCAGGTAATATTTATGTGGATCCTAATGATCCTGAAAATAAAAACGGAGCTCCTGGACAGGTATCAAGAGAAGAGTATATGGCCAGAACAGGTATGGAGAATCCTGGTACTGCCATGTTCAAGCACGATGATGGCCGCATTGAGACTGTGGAGTTCGGGGATGCTTTTGAGCGTGCGGGAGGTATGGACACTGCGAAACAGGTTTTGGCACCGGCAGCCAGAGGAGGATCTCTGTCTATGGGGAGTGAGCCATATCGTCCGGAAAACGCTGGTGCTATGCTTGCTAATCTTCGTAATCAGGGAGCTGCTGACAACCGATTCACTTTTAAAGATGGTTCCAAGTTTAATGTAAATGTAAACAAAGGCACCCGGCGTATGACTAACGATATGCAGGATTACGGCGATGCGATGTTCACGAATGAACAGGATGCCCTGAACTATTTGAATCGCGGAAGTCTAAACGAGCCGTACCAGAAACCCTCCTTGGACGAGCCATCTCCAGCTCCACAAACAGACGAAGACGGTATGCCATTATGGCCTTTCCTTACAGCCGCTGGACTCGGGGCTGCGGAGGCGGGTAGAAGGTACTTGGATAGAAGACTACCAGGCTCAGGCAATCTAATTAAAAGAGGTGTTAACAAGCTTAAAGACAAATTTAATCCAAAGATGACTATGGGGCCAGATGGACCGATAAAACTTCAAAGAAATGCGTCTATCCCAACTCCTCAGGGGGTTCCTTTACATCCTGGCGGCATGCCTAAAAAGATAACACCCGAGCAGTTTAGAAGAGCTAAAGACGGCACTGATGTTTCTACTCAGAATATCATCAATCATCACAGAAGGCAGCAGCAGCTTGCTCTTCCAGAGAAAGGGGTAGCCCGCAAATTTGAGCCTAGACAGTTAACTCCTGAAGAGTATCGCAGATTACAATCAGGAGGCTTAGATCCTTCTGGACAAAGAATCGTTCAGGAAGCTAAAAAGAAAAGGTTTTTCGATAATTTCTCGGCTGAAGATCTAAATCCGGCAGACTTTTTCGGAAGATAGTCCATGTCAGATTTCGACCAGCTTGATTTGCTGTCGGATTACGACAAAGAGAATGACCAGGATCTGTCGCAATTTTTAAGCAAGCCTACCCCCAGGAAGTATCAGCCCTTTGGAGGGCCGATGCCGGAAGCTCCCCAACCAATGGCCCAGGAGATATCGTATGATACTCCAGCTCAGGAGCCTACGGGTTATAATGTATTTGGGGATGAGCTTGATGCGTACGGACAGGCAAAAAAGAATCTTTCTTACATATCCAGTTACGCGAGCAATCACAATCAGTCAGCCAGTCTGTATAATAAACGCTACGACGATTTCATAAATAACAAGCTTAAGCCTTTCTACGCTGGTTTTGATGAGTTTAACGAGTACGACGATCACGATGAGTATCTTAATAGTCTTGATAAGATGTATAAGTCTGATCTTAAGATTAGTAAGCAGCCCGATGGGTTTTTCGGTGAGCCTGAAGGTCGTGCCGCAGCAAGACAAAGACTAGGAAAGTTTGCTCAGTGGAATCAGCCAAATGGTCTTAAGTCGCAGTACCTAAAGCTAAAGGCCGAAAGAGATCAGCGTCAGGCTTTAGCCGATCAGTTTAACGCGCAAAAGATAGCGTTACAGGATCAACTTACGGCTATTCCGATGTCTGTCCGCATGGAGATGGACAACCAGCTTAAATCTCGCGGCAGTTCTTCATCTTCTAGTAAAAAAGCTTTAAATGAATATTTAGACAGACAATCTTTTGAGAACCCTGTCGTTGATTATAAGACGGGGGAGGTTGTTAATCTCGAGGCAACCGATCCTAGAAGACCGATATCATCTTTTCCTGATTACAAAACAGGTCAGGTTTCAAAATCAGTAGGTGCTCAGCATGAGCGAGCAGCGGCAGCCGCCAGAGGTGATTTTGCCGGGGTATTTAAGAAAAGGGATTTAACATCCAGGGATCGTCAATTGCGTGACCGTGGTGTAATGTTCTCCCTTAACGGTTTGCAGGATGGTAGGCCACGGGGCTTAAGCCGTAGGGATGTGGATGCGCTTGATCTGGATGAGATGCGCAGGGTCGGGATGACTGAATATAACGGTCGCCCATTGGAGGAAGCTTTAAATGAAATAGGCGGCGAGGAGCGTATAAACATGGCTAAGGTCATGCAGGCTGTCTACGCCGCTAAGAACGCATCCAGGGATGCTCAACTTGAGTTCCTGAAGAATGCGGGTGGACCTAAGAATGCCGAGTCTAAGAAGAAGATGGATGAGGCCAGGGAGTATGTAATGCAGACCTTGTCGTTAGCATCCGAGTTTGGTCTTGCTAATGAAATATTTGAGCAGGCGGATACGGTTGGATGGTTAGAGCATTTAGGTACGGCGGTGCAGCGTGGGATGATGACTTCTGAACTGGGTGATTATACGGATGAGATTCTTACAGGGACTTTGGATCTGGACGATATCCAGAACATGGTCGAACTATCATCACAAATTGAGAAGCTTCCTACAACTACCTCGATGGAGAGGTATAAAAAGATCAAGAGCGAGAATTTCCTTGATGCGTTAGGTAATATACTAATGAACCCGGGTGCTGCGACTACGATGTTTGTCGAGTCTATGGCATCTTTCCTACCGTCCACATTCAAAGCGGCAATGACAGCAGTTCCAGTTGCAGCTGCTGGAGGTGCTCTTTATCAAGGTCTTGGACCGGGTAAGTCTGGTCTAATAAAAGGCGTTCTACAAGGCACAGGAATTGGAGTAAGTGCTAGTTGGGGTCTTGCTTCATTTAATTTAGAAGCAGTGGGTAGTGTCATGGAGTCTCTCCGTGAGCTCGGTATTGATGACAAGGATCCTTTTGTTCTTGCTGCCGCTCTGGACTCTTCAACCAATCCTGTTCTTTTTAACAAAATCCGTGACAAAGCATTAAAACGAGGCATTCCTATTGCTTTAATGGACTCACTATCTGCCGGTATGGCAGGTAAGATGAATGGATTGCGTGAGCTCGGTCTGAACGGTGGTAAAATGATCGATGGTGCGAGCTGGGCTCAGAACATAAAATACGCTGAGAAGAACGCTCCGAGGTTTACTAAATTCCAGAAAGTAACTAACGCAGCTACAGAGCTTGGCGCAGATTCACTTTCAGGTATGTCAGGTGAGCTCCTTGCACAGATATGGGCTAATGAGGCGGGTGAGCCTTTGAACTACGATGATATTGCGGCTGAGGGTATTATTGGTACGGGTCCAGGTATCGTCGGTGCAACTGTTTCTTCTCTTAGAAGCGCATCCAATGATTTCACTGAAACGGATATTCAATACCAGAATATGCAGGTTACGCCAGACGGCTCTACAGGTGTTATAAATAGGGCAGGGTACACTGCACCGTATAACACCTACAACAGTGCTGACGGTATGACCAGCGGGCTTCTTGAGTTGTCTGGCATATCGGATGAAAATTTAAACGACATTGACATCGGGCGCAAGGCTGCCGCTGTTCAGGATTGGGTGGCCAATCTATGGAGAGCTAACCCTGAGAAGATGAAAAATCTTCGGGTGATTGTTTCGGATCGTACACCAAGTTCCGATATGACAATGCCGGGTACTTTTGAAAGAGATCTTCTAGGGAACGGAGTAATATATTTAAACAGAACTCAATTCAACAATGACCCAATAGGAGCTTTCTTCCATGAAGCTGGACACCTAGCCAGGGATTCAATGTTCAATGACGAGCAGCTACTCACCATATACGATGGGTTGAGCTATGAGGAGAAGCTGTCCGCTTTTGCCGAGCAGGAGGAGTACGGTGTTCGCGGAAAAATGTTCAGCGAATATTCCGAAGCGGAGCAAAAACAGATACAGAAACGCTATAAGCAGCTCCAAAAGAAAGGTCCTCTCCACGCGGCTGATGAATGGTTCAGTATGCAGTTCGTAAACATCCTTGCAGGAGGTAAGGTTGATAAGTCTGTTAAGACTGAAATGCAGAGCTGGCTTCGTAAGTATGCTTTCCCCTTTCTTAAAAAATACGCCGGTTCTGAAAAGCTTGGCGGATCCATGAAGGATCAGCTATCTGCAAAGATATTGGAGCATATGGGCAGGAGCCCAAGCGGTAAGAAGTTTAGCTTTAAGAATGTAGATTCCGCAGGTACTCGCACTAATTTTAATGCGGAGAATATGAGGGCTCCTGAAGGCTCATCCGCTATATCGGGGCTGAGTGATATGGAAGGTTTAAACTTCCTTGTTGGTAGAATTAAAGGCGAGTTTACTACACCAAAGGAGCGTGCTAATTTCGCTAAAGATTTTAACACCTTTGTTGGTAAGAATGCTTTAGATACTAACACATCATTCTGGACTGATCGTGAGGTAGAAGTAGCCACGGCGGTTGAGAAGGATCGCGATTCTAGTTTAGATCAAACATACGGAGACCAGGAAATTGCTGACATGTCCCGCACAGCCCAGCTTCTTCCTAGAGGTCGGGTGCAGGAGATGAAGGAGGTTGATTTTGCCGAGCCCGAAATTAAAGAGACCGGAGAGGGTGCTAAGGAGCGAGCTCCCAAAGAGCCTGAGTTATTTGAGGTTGAAGTTGAAGATCCTGACAAGAGCTTACCTGATGTAGAAAAGGAGATTGAAGAGGTCGGTGCAGACGGGAGCGTGGTTAAGAAAAAGGTAAAAGGAAGACCCACTAAAAAAGTCAAAGGTAAGATCGTAAAAAAGACGATTAAACAAACCCTTGCAGGTGATGATAAGAAAACGGTCACTCAGATTGAACTACCAGACGGCACCGTTAGAGATCTAACTCCAGGAGAATTAAATAAGTATAAAGAGAAACCCAAAGTTCCGGACATACCTAAAGATAAACCTCAGCCAGGTATTGTTGGTCGCAGTCCCTACGACACTAAGCGTGAAAAATCTGAGTGGGAAAAGGGCAATCGATTTAGGGTAACCTTATCGACACCTGGTCTTCGAGGTAAGGTGGAGACTAAGTATTTTAAGACTCGGGCAGAAGCTACCAAAGCAGCTAAAGAGTTTGAGAATGAGTTTGGTAGAAAAGCTTTGAAGAACACGCTTAAAAAGCAGGCTGCGATGAAAGCCACTTTAGCGGATCCAAAGAAATTTAAAGCCTTATACAACAAAACAAAGAAAGCACTTGGTGAGGGCGCATCGATAGCTCAAATTATTGAAAAAGCGTTTGGTCTAAAAGATCTAATGTCAAACTCGCTTTTTGGGGATTTGTACGCCGCGAGACATCTTGCGGAGGATAAAGTCCACTCAGATCTGGGTGCTAAGGGTGAACGAGGCATTGTAAAGATGCCCAGTATTATTGAGATAGAGGAGGATTTATATCTTTCGCAGGCTGAGCATGATGAAGCTTTAAAGCTACTTCAAAATCGAGAAGCTGAACTTGTTCGTGGTCTTGAAGCTGATCGTAAAAACTACGCGACTCTGACTACAACTAAAGCCCCTAGCTTTGCAACTGATAAGGAGAAGGAGTTATGGACAAAAGCCTCTGAGAATGGAGATCAGAAAACTCTATCCAAGCTTGCAGACAAATGGATTAAGAAAGGCGATTCCGACTACAAATTCGACACTGTTGAGGTGGTTAATATTTTAAAGGACAAAAAGACAAAACAGGAATTTGTCCAAAAGATTGTAGGAGGTAAGTTCAAAAACATTGGAAAGCTTACTAAGAAAAACCGAGCATATTTTAAGGAGACTACGCAGACCGACATGATTGATCCGGCTGCGATAAGCGATAAAAAGATTCAGGCACAGTTAAAGAAGTATAGAGCTAAGCTTGGTAAAAAAAGTTATCAGATTAGATTTAAGGTTTCTAAGAAAAAGCAGAAGAAAAAAGACTACACTAAGGTAGAAAGCTTTAGCCCTCTCCGTAAATTGGTAAACCTTGAGAAGGAGATCAAGGACGCTGAAAAGACGCTAAAATTTGTCCGAGAATACCGAGAGGCTCTGATACCCGAATCTAAAGCTTTCATGTGGAGCGAAATGCCGCACCCAAGTTATTATGTAGATGCAGGTGGTAAGCGTACGAATATGCGAATGAAGCTTGGAGCTTTGAATACAGGACCCAACAAAAACATTACATACTGGTCAAAGAATAAAGACGGTGAGTGGAAAAAGAACAATCTTAGTAATGGTCAAGCCACTCTGCTTCAGTTTATTGAAAATTTTAAACCTGGTGAGAGAAAAGACTGGGACTTTCTTGGTAGTGACATTTCTAAATCGGATTACATAGTAAATGTTAAGTCTATAAGGGCAGGCATGCTCAATCCTACGGGTACTCGTAACGAGCCAATGACTTACATACCCAAGACAAAGGATGAGGACGGTGACTTAGTAGAAGGACCTAACAAAGCTAGATCTATAGGAGGCTTTCAGAGCGAGAAAGGCACCACATACTTTGCATACGCTATTCAACAAGCCATCGATCTTGAGAGGAAGGCAAAGAATCGTATAGACCTGATGAACTCAGATCCTAGCCTTGATGAGCAGCATGTGATAAGTGTTGCACTTGGTAAGAACTTTGAGAGTCGCAACGAACTTTTTGAGAGCACCTGGCAGTACAGATACAAGGCATTGACCGATAGAATGTTCAAAGAAGCTGGTCGCAGAATTGAACAGTACAAAGAGGAGCTTAAAAAGTTAGATGCCGGTGATAAAGAAGCAGAGGCGATTGAGAAGTCTATTGAAAATTTAAAAAGGTATCAGAAGTCGTTAGTTCCTCGTCTTGATGACATATATAATTCCGAAGCGTTTAGTGCTAGAGGTGCTGAGGAGAACCCTTATTTTCCAAAAGTACAGGGAGGAAAACCTTTTTCAGGAGCGTTTGATGAGTGGGATTACTTTCATAAGCGAGAGGAAGCGATAGAAGACTATTTTAATTATGTCGAGTCGGACTTGGCGGAGAGATATAAAAATCTTATTGAGTATAAATCTGATAAGTTTCCTGACTTTGAAGGAACTGACCCAGATGCAACGGATAAAGACCTAATCGAGAAAGCTTCCCAAACAAATAAGAAGCGCACAGCGTTTGAGGCTTACATAGCTAAAACTTATAAGAACGAGCAAAACCCAGGAGCCGATTCTGTATTCGAGTGGCTTAAACAAAGACAGCTTGATTACATAGAACATCTAGAAGGTAAGCTTGATGAGAAGAAGGAAGACGCTAAGAAGAAGAGACCTCTGTTTCCTTTCTACCAAAGAGAAAATATTGATACTGGTCCTGATGTTGCAGAATCTAGTTTTAAGGGAGATGGTCCAGGGTGGCAGACTTATCTTAATCAAAGTATTGCACCAGATTCAAAAGGTCGTACTCAGTATGTAAAAAGCTTTGACGACAGCGGGTTTGATTACCGCGAGATTGGAGAAGAGGCTGATGATAAGATTCCAGCTCGTGAACAGGTTCATGGAGGTTTTGTAAGAGGCAATGTAGACGAGGGCTTTGATGTAATGGCCGCAGCCCGTAAGCTAGCCAAAGGCAACCCAGAGAAGAAGAAACAAAAGAAGATAATTAAAGAGCTTCAGAAAAGGGTTGCTAGATTGCTAAAGGGTGATGTCAGCAAAGAAAACATAAGCACCAAAGGTAAAGACGGGGAGGTTCGCACCAAAGAAGAAATTACCCGTATGGCTAAGGAACAAGCCAAAAGGTTACAGCAGGATCTTGAAACAGCAGTGAGACGCTTTGAAGCTGCTGAGGCTACAAAAGAAGATCCGAATGTTGTAAATATACCTTCGAGACTTGATCTTGATATGGTTAGTGATTTCGTAGCGCCTGAAAGTGGGTACGAGGTAACTTACACAAGATCTAACGGGGACGACATGACCGTTGTCTGGAAGTTGAATGAAGAGGGAGATGGTGACTGGTATTTAAAAACTAATAAGGACAAAACTTTCAGACAGGTAATCGCACAAAGAATAAGCGAGCTGCGAGCTAAACAAATACCTCTGGTGCTGCAGCTGAAAAAAGACGAAAAGGTTGAGGCTGAAATAGCTGATTTGGACAGACAGATAACCGTCTGGAATAACGACATGCAGTATCTAAACGATACTTACATGGAAGAGGTTGATCAACGGTTACTCTCTGCTGATAAGAGGCTCGATCTTGTATCAGCAGCAGATGTAGCAAAATTCTTCTGGAACGGGCAAGGTGTTTTGAGTGACCTTACACGACTCGAACAAATGCCTTCATCTAAAAAGCCGAAAGGTTCTACTCTTGTACAGTCAATGCCTGGAGCTCCCGGGGGAGGCTTCTTACTTTTTGTGTGGGATGACTTTATCAAAAGCATGTACAAGAAGCTTAATATAAAAAACTTCAAAGTAGACTACCTTGAGAAAAAGAAAGACACTGTAGATCCACTTGGTGAAGCATCAAAAGATACTTTATGGGAAGGTAAATCTGTAAGGATAACTGTTGATGCTAATGGTCGTGCTGTGCTTTACGATTCAACTAATAAATCGATTAACCTCAAAGACGATCAGCTTGCATCTATTGTCCAGAATGCTTTCGGTAAAGACCGTAAGGCAGTGGCCAAAGATTTAGAGAAGCTTAATACTAAAAAAGGTAAGAAGAAAGCTGCTAAGAAAGCTAAGAAAAAGCAGCAAAGAAAAGAGGCGTATGCTGACAGTTTCGAGAAGAAGCAGTTTAGATATGAGGCGGATAATCAGTACTTCTATGTTAACGGAAAGCTCCGCGATGATTCTTTGTTTAATCGTGAAGTACCTAGTTATGAATATGTACAGGCAACCTTAGCCCCTATATTCCAGGCAGTCGTAGACGCCCGTCGTGTAGACATCTTCGGCACCTCCAAACGCAAAGATAAAACTATCATGGATCGCGATATGCAAAAGCATACCAGCGATCAGGAGAAGCAGGGGGATGCTAATGACGATACACCTGAAGGATTTGACGCAGATTTCGAAGAAGAGACCCGTACCGATAAGGATATGGGTAAAACTAAGGACAGCGATTTTGAGGAATCCGAAGGGGAGGGTATTAAGGACAAGCTTGATCCGAGTATTAACGCGGACGATATTGTTACTAAAAATCTTAACAAGAATGAAAAGACTGCCGCAACGATAAGACAGCTTCTATTTAATCTTAAATCCGGAGGCCGTAAGGTTTCCGTAGGCGATGTGGTTAAGCAGTTTCAAGGTGCTGATGAACAGGTTGAGTTTGATTTCTGGAAAGCGTTTGGCATGGATGTACCTCCCAAGAACATGAAGCTTTACGGCTATGCTTGGCAGAAGAAGATTAAGGAGAGTAAGCTATTCCCAGTATTTAAAGCTAGAGTACTTGATTCAAAAAGCCCATTCCTAGGGGCAAGACTTGAAGAACAAACATTTTCGTTAAAAGAGAAAATTAAAAGCGTTGACCAATACAATGACGCTCTATCTCTCATGGATCGCCTGTTCAAAAAAACAGGTAGTAATGCTAAGAGCCGTCAAGAGTTAGGGGTTCGTTTGAACGCTTTAAATGGAGGTAAACCGATAACTAAACATGGGTTTATGAACTCCCTTGTAGACAACTCGAGAGCTGCTACAAAACCTTTGGAGGATATATTAAAGGATCTCGGTGCGTCCAAAGCATTAAAAGAAAATTTAGATATCCACGCACTATGGCATCAGTATTTTGGTAAGACTGACGAAGTGGTAAAGCAATCGGAGCTTATCTACATTGAGCCTATAAAAGAAGCACTCCGTAATCATAATGTGACTAACCGCGAGTTTGGTGAGTATTTAATCGCCCGCATAGCTCCAAGTAAAAACATACACCTTAAAGAGCTTTATAAAGAGTTAATGGCTGAAGCGAAAGGTGAGACCAAGAAGAACATTCAGAAAACTATTAAAAAGCATGGAGATGCCTTGAGCGGAGTAAAAACTGCAACCGCTATAAAGGTTGTTCAGAGCATGGAGAAAGATCCAAACTTCAAAGCATTTTTGGATGACCCCAGCAATCCGCTGCAGACATTTTACGACATGAACATGAGCAGTCTGAATCTGCGTAATGATGGCGGTTTGATTCAGAGTGGTGCAGATATCAATGAGCGTACAGCCATGATCAATGCTAGCTCCTATTTTAATTGGAAGAAGCAGGGCGGGTCTAAATATATGTACAAGTCAGACGGTAAAGAGAGTGCCTACTCTTACGCACCGATGCAGGGTTTTGACGGTCAGACTGAGAGGTTAAATGATTTAGAAGAGGTTTATCAAATAGCAGGTAAGTCTTCTTCCAGTTCTGGGCGTGCATGGGATCAACCCAAACAGCAGTTCCTCTTTGAAGCGTCATATGGCCGCGATGCGAAGTCCGTAGGTCCAGATCCCGAAATGGTATTTTCTGTGGCTCAGAGCCAGTATTTTGACGGTGCGCTACGAGCCCACAAAAACGAAGTGGCACAGGCATACGGCAGAGCGTTTGAGCTGATGAGAGCCGTTGCTTTTTACGGACAGAAAAATGTCACAGGTTTACCTATACCTAAACTCGACTCATTTGAGGGAGGTAAAGATCTAGAGGCAAAAATCAAACAAGATCCTACTATAAGTGAGAACTTGCGTGAGCGAGTGTTCGGCGTAGATGGAATCTTTGAGAAGGACTTTCAAGAGCTCACTATGAAGAATGGCTACGAGGTAAAAGAGCAGAAAATAGAGTTCTACGATGAGGACGGTAAAAAGAGGGAGAAAACTGTTGATGGATTGAAGTTCTACCGCCGTGAGATGAGCGAGAAACTTAGGAACGATCCTTTAACATTTGTGTACCGTAAAAACGGTGTGCCTATGTACATTAAATTCAAACAAAACAAAGCAGGTATGCAGTCAGCTGCCTCGCTGAAGAATTTAAATTTCGAAGCTTTGCCTGGGCCTCTGCAAACCTTTGCTTGGTTTACTCGTAACATGGCTCAGCTATTTACTTCGAAGAACCCTGCATTCCTTTTCCCTAACTTTGCGAGAGATTTACTTACAGCCGCTATTCATTTATCCGAAGATGACAAAGTTACATTAATGGGTAAGGCACTCGACCCTAAGCGAATAGCTTTAATGATGAAGGATATCGCTAAAGTTGAGGTCGATACAGGTAATAAGATTGCAACTAAACTTGATAACCTTCCAAAAGATCCTAAGGAGTTAGCCGAGTACGGAAAGAATCTTTCTGTCTCCGGAGACTATAAAAGATTGTATCAGTTTTATAAGCAGTCTGGAGGTAAGGTCGGATACTTCCGAAGCAAGCCGTTGACTGAGCTGATTGCCGATGTTCAAGAGCTAACCGGTAAGCCTGGAAAGGCGAAAGAAGCCTGGATGGCTACATTGAATTATTTAGATGCCGGAAATACTGCCATCGAAAACTCTATAAGGCTTGCATCTTTTTCAGCTGCTTTAGAGCAAGGCAGATCCGCCCAAGAAGCCGCAAAGATAGCCCGTAACATAACAGTTGATTTCAATCAGAAGGGTACTTTTACGCAGACTCTTGGATCAATGTTTGTTTTCTTCGGAGCATCAGTTAACTCAACGCACCGTCTGTTTAAAACCTTACATACGCGTGGTCTCAAAAAATCTATAGCTTTAATAAGTTCTATCGCGGGAGCCTCTGCTTTACACGCAATTTTACAGAGAATGTTGAACTATGATGAGGATGAAGAGGCCGAACCCAAGTATGATAAAATCAACAGTTTTCTTAGAGATACAAATGTCACATTTGCTTTTGAAGACGGAAGTAATGCAAGGATTCCTCTACCTCTCGGGTACAATATCTTCTGGGCATTAGGTCAAACAGTAGGAGATATATTCTCACGCTGGAACGGTAAAGGTGGGGGAGGTCCTGTTGAGTGGATGGAGAGAAATGCTCAGGCTATTGTAAACGCTACAAATCCATTAGCTTCTGGTAGCTGGGGTACCTTTATGGTTCCCACTCCGATTGTACCAATAGTAGAGCTTGCTAATAACCGAAATTTCATGGGTGCGGAAATACGAAAAGAGGATCGAGACTTTGAACCATCTTTAGCTGCATACATGAATGATCCTAAAAGGACAGAGCAGTATTGGACAGAAATATCGAAGTGGGTTAATACGATGTTGGGTGGAAGTGAAGCGGTAAAAGGTAGTTTTAGCAGCTTTTTTGGATACCACCCCTTAGAAGGATTTGAAGACTCGGTAGTCTCATGGAATGTGTCTGGTAGTCAGCTTGAGCATTTAATGACAGCGTACCTAGGCGGTCCAGGTCAGATTCTTAACTCATTTATAGGTTCAGCTATTGCTCCTATGATTTCAGATAAAATCGATTATAAAGCACCAGAGATAAATAACATTCCAATAATAAACAGATTTTATAGAAGCTCGGTGTCTAACTCTAGCCTTAAGAATATGTACTACCAGCTTAGAGATAAAAAACTAGCAGCTGAGAAACAGTTACGAATTTCTAAAGCAGTGAGCTCAAAAGAGTATAACCAGCATAAGAATGCTTTAAAAGATTTTATAGCTCTGGACAGCTATGTAAAACGGGCTGATTCACTCCGCAAGAAGATTAGAGACAGTATTCTGAAGGTAGAACAGAACGACTCCCTAAGCAGATTACAAAAAAGCCAACGCATTGCAGAGCTAGAGAAAAAGGAAAATAATGCCTACATAGCTACAATTAAAAAGGCCAGAGCTTTGGGCATAGTAAATTAGTATGGAAACCAATCTAAAGATAACTAAGAAACAGGAGGATAAACTCCTAAAATACTTACTCGATCGAGTAGAGCAGCTCAAGGAGGACAACCGTGAGCGTATTGAGCATGATAAAATTTCTTGGAAGATGTACCATAATGATCGAACTGATCGGGTAGGGTACGACAGTATTTTTAGTAATTCTAATTTATCCATCCCCATGACCAGCCTTGTGGTCGATCACTTTATGGCTAGGGCTGAGGATGAGATTACAGGCACAAGCCCATACTTTAAATTTGAGGCCCAGGGAGCAGGAGATCAGGAATCAGCCGAAGCCTACGACAAATATTTTAACTGGAAGCTTGAGGACAAAGGCCAAACCCGTGAGCGTTTGGAAGAATCCTATCTCCATTTGTTTATCCAACGGGCTTTGGTCTTAAAATCCACCTATAAGGAAGAGGTGTCCACTTGGTACGATTATGAGAGAAACGGATTATTCAACAACGAACGAGGCGAGTTTGAGGAGATTCCTGGTGAAGGTCCGATTATTGAAGGTGAGGCACAGTTTATCCCAGAGATGAATCCAATGACCGGTGAGTCAGAGCTTCGGCTTGCATCTGATCCTAGCTTTCAGATGATACCCGGTGTCCATGAATTTCAACCTTTACCTCAGGGTGTTCCAACCCAGCAGGTTAAGTACAAAGGTCCTAGGTCAGAGGTCATAGACTCTGATCGTTTCCTATGCCCGACAACCGCAGAGTCTCTTGAGGACGCCGATATCGTAGTAGAGCTTTACGATAAAGATATGCGCTGGGCTCAGAAGATGTTCCTCGAGCGTGAATGGATGAATTTTGGTGACTATTTCAATTTGGTTAACAAAGACGCCAACCCCAGAAGTCCGATCGAGAAGAACGAAGATAGAATCGAGAACTTAGATTTTGATAATGAAGAAAATCCAAGTATTCAGATTCTTGAATGCTGGGTTAAGCGTGATGTTCTTGGTACCGGTGATCCTCAAGAGTTCTGTGTGTTTGTAGACCCTGAGGCCAAAAAGATTTTATATTACGAATTTGTAGCAAAGCTTACCCCAGATAACCGCATTCCGTACACCGCTGTTTCTATTGGAAAAGATAGAAACAAGTGGTGCGGAAAAAGCCTTCCTGAAAGGATCAGATCTTTTCAGGAGTATGTCGATAAGCAGTTTAATTCTCAGAGCTATCGTAATGAACTCGCAGCCAATCCGGTCATAGGTGTTAACCCGCAGGCCGTAGAGGATGAGCCTGAGGATGTTGAATTGCACGCTGGTAAGATCTTTGAATTGAAGGATCAATATAACATTGATGACTTCCTCCAGTTCTCTGCGATTCCTAATGTTGATATTAAGACCCAGGAGTTAATTGATTTTGTGTTTGGTATTGTTCAGCTCTGGCTGGGTGTTTCCAACATGGCTCAGGGTGACTACCAAGCGTTGGCTCCTGCCAATACAGCAACCGGAGTTGAAGCAACATTAAGAGAAGCTTCTAAGATTGGTCGTCGTTGGATGCGTAGAATCGTTCGTGGATTCGAGGAGCATTTGACCAAGCTCGTCCAGGTATCCATGGCAACTATGGATGAGGAAGAAGTATTTGAATACATGGAAGGTGATGTCCGAGCCTTCGGTGTTATGACTCCTGAAGCGATCCGTAATATTGGTATCAATACCAAAGTCATCTTGTCTCAGGACCAAGGCCAGAGGGCTATCGAGAAAGCAAATCTCGCACTGCAAACACAGGACAGATATTTTCAATCACCTCCCGAAATGCGTCCGTTCATTCGTCCTATGCTCAAGCGTATTCTTGATGCCATGGGCTTTGAAAGAACGGATGAATTATTACCTCAGGAAGCACCGCCCGATCCAAAGAGCGAAGCAGAAATTGCCAAGATGCTTGGCGATAATGCAGCGGCTCAGGGCAATGCCAATGAGCCAAAGGATGGAGTTTCCGCAGCAACCGCCGGTATGGGTAATAGCAACCCACAAGGCATGAACCAATACCAACAATAAATTATGAGCGCATCAGGATCAGCACCAGCAACAGTTAAATATAAACACAGCAAACCAGCTAATAACTACAAAGCAGCCGAGAGGAAAAAATCTTTCCGTAAAGCTTCTAATCATAAATCTGTAGAAAATATCTATGGAGCTAAATACCCAAGAATGGGTGGTTCATTAGGTGTAGCATATATTCAAGCTACAGGAGAGATTTCAAAAGCACACAGGGCTGACAGCGTTGCTTAATGCGAGAACTCCCGCACATATACCGTCAGAAAAAACTAACTAATATTTCACAAAGAAGATACAAAAGGAAATATAATCCTGAGTATCTTGAAAAGAAAGCATCTCAGGGTGCTTCTATTAAACTGGGATTTGGTGATTTTGACAGAGATGGTGATTTGGATGGTTTATATCCAAAGCAGCGTGCGGGTGTGGCGGAAAAGCCCGGTCTTCATGTAGATCCTCCAAGAGGACCTTTTAGTACAACAAGGTTGGCATTCGCGGAACCTTTTTTCGGCCCTACCTTAATGGAGGCTGCAACTGTGGCGCCGCAAGCTGGCCCCGTATCTCTTGGCTCATCTATAGTTATTCCTGTTGCTGGTCCGATAGAACTCGAACCTGGCGTAGTAGCTCCTGTAGCAGGTCCGCAGAGTGTAACCTCGGTTACAGTAATCCCTGAAGCAGGACCTTCGGATATTAGCTCGATTACAGTAGTCCCAGAAGTAGGACCTTCCAGTATTAACTCGACTACAATAATCCCTGAAGTAGGACCTTCGAATATTAACTCGACTACACTAACTCCTCAAGTAGGACCTTCTAGTGTAAATTCAGTTGTAGCGGTTCCACAATCAGGTCCGTCTAATGTTAATACCGCCGCAGTAGTTCCTGAAGCAGGACCTTCTAGCCTTAATTCATCCGTAGTAGCCCCTCAATTAGGACCGAGTTCTGTAGAGACAGCAGATCTTGCTCCTGATGTTGGACCGATAAACTTAAGTTCGACTGTAGTTGTACCAGCTAGTGGCCCAAGTCAATTAAGTGGAATAGCTACCCCCGCAGCCGGGCCCTTGAATTTAACTTCGGGTGTAGCAGTTCCAATAACTGGTATTACTGGTCTAACCTCAGACACAGTTAAACCAGGCTTAGGAGTTTCAGATTTTGGTGCTGAAATTCAAAGCTTTTTCGCCAGTGAGTCTTCAATCAATGTATCTATTGCCTACAATATATCTCTCAGCACTGATGGAAACACTATCGCATTTGTGCATAACGCTAAGGGTTATGTGTATGAGCGCAGTGACAGCAGTAGTGCTTGGTCTCAAAAAGGAGCAGTCTTAGAAAATCGAGGTAAAGGATGGAGTACTAGCACAGTAGGGACTACTGACAAATTACATA